GTGCGTAATTTTCAAACAATAACAGCCCCCCCCGTAGGGAATTTCATTCATTCGTCCACACATTCACACAACCGAGTGCTAATTAACTCAAAAGGAGAAACGCATTCCGTTTCTACTACTTCGGGTGTAGCACCAGGCCATTCGCGAATACACGCATGCCATGCTATAGTTAAAGGATCCACAGTCTTAGCAACATCCTCTAACTTGACAACACAATAGATCCAACCACGAGGTTCATTAGGTCCTATAGATATAAAATCCACAATCCTACCAAAATGACAAGTCTCGTATTTTGGATCCTTCTGCCAAGTGAAATTATAATCCGCTAGATTTTTAATGTGGGTTATAGTTTCAGGATAAGTAATAAATTGACCTTTATTCAAGACAGTTGGATACTTAGTTTTATTATGGCTCATAGTCCAACCTAGGTCTATGATTAAATGGGTAATGGCTAAGGGTAATGATAGAAAATCCAAACTCCACAGTTCGAACTTAAAAGCGACAGACATTGTCCCTACCTCCCAACTAACATCTCGCCCAAAATCAGTAAATTCATACTTAGTCCATTCGAGGGTTGCTTCCTTAGTTGGTGATGTTTCTATACCATAACAAGGAAAATTCCAATTACCATAATCAGGTGGTTTACCACTAGAATCAATGGTAAACCCAGGAAAATGGACAAAGGCAGAGGCGAAAGTGGTTGGTAGGGCAATACTTCAAGAAGTTGGTGCATCGAACTGAACATCATAGGTGGCATATATTTCACCCACAGCAGCTTTGGCAACTCCGACCACCCACAAACACAGTGCAAAAGGAACCTTATCTACATCAGTTGATGTACTAGTGTCTGTAAACAACATGGTTCTTGTCTGAATCTTTTGCTTTGGAATGTTAAATGTGATTGGTTTCCAAATTGGTGTTTTAATACCAGGCCAATGAGTGACCAATTGAGCTTTAGTAGTAGGCAAAGATGCAACATTAAAATCCACACCAAAATAAATAGTACCATCAGTGGTTGTACCAACTGATGGATTATAATTAATAGTAATGGAATTGACTACATATCTTTCAAAGGATTTAGCCATGTTATCCAAATAGGCCATACCTGATTTACCAGGTACAAACTTATAAGTTAACATGGCTCCAGTGGCCGTGGATGCAATGTCTGCCCAAGACTCAGTATGCCTGAGTCGCATGTTACCAAGTGGACCGGAATTGACCCGTGGGCCCCTAGATGGGCCTGGCATGTTTGACGTACCAGGTACCCTAGTAGGAAACCCACGACCACCCCGACCCCTGCGACGAGACCCTCCACGACTAGACTGTCCAACCCCATTCGAAACGGTTAATGCAGCCGCTTTAACTCTCAATGCATGTATTTGCTTATCTATTTCTGCTCGAGTTGACATGGTATTATATTTGCTAAAGGTATATCACATATACTACCTAACCGGACAATTCTGGAGAAAATTACCATAATCATCATAACCAGTGTCCGTTAGTGTTAATTCTTCAAAACCCTTTTCATATTGAATTTGATTATCTACACTTATGCCCCAAGCCTGCTCATAACTAATACGGGTTGCTGCTAACACTTCTTGTGCTTTTGATTTAAGTGGATCTAACCCTTGTTGGACCAACACATAATGCCTATCAGTAATGACATAACCTGATTTACAAACATTGACCATCTTACAGGCTAAAGCTTGACTAATCGGGATGCCAGTGCTGATTGCTAATTCACATAACCCCAACGATCTAACATATTTTAAATGATATTTCTTATTTGGGATTAAATGTGTTGTCCAACCAATTCGAGCTAACATTCGATAAGGATTTCTCACCATAACCCAGTTAATGCCGACTTGGACTGGCCGTGCTTGACAAAATTCAATTTGACTTATTTCCCTAACTATTTCTAATTTAGGGACCATTCCCATATCGCGGAAAAATTGGATATTAATTAACCTAGCAAAATCCCAACTTTCAATAATTACAAAGGAATCATCTCCATCTATACCCATAGCCCATTTGATCACATTACTTAAAGTTAGGTATCCAAGCAATAATAAAAAATCAATTATACAATTGCCTATAGCTGTATTAGGCTGACCTGAGGCCCTAGTAGCTTTAACTACAAAAGTAGTGCCATTTTTCGTCCAACCCTTAATTATATATTGCTTTCTAAACAAAACCTTTAACAAGTTTGACTTATTGTAATAAGAATATACTTTACCTTCTAACAAAAGTAAATATTTATTAACTCTAGAGTCAAACTTTTCCTGGTCGAAAAGCAAAACAACAGGATCAGAAAAATGACCTAATTTTTCAACTAGTAAATTGCCTCTACGGACTGGATCCAAACATTTAAAGAAAATTGGAGTGTTAGTATAGTCACACCAATACTCATAAATGTAATCTTCAATGGGCTGGATAAAACGTGATAGGGATAAACAATACCTTTTATTAGTATATTGTATAGATCTTGCAGGCTTAATAGTGGGTGGTATATACTTATCTAAAACTTGTCCATAATGATATTTGTCTTCCTTAAGAAACAAACGAATATTTGCATCTCTTGGTTCATATGGGTGATCCCGTAAACTTTCAGCAGCTCTTATCATTTGCCTCTTCTTAGGACCAGTATATTTATTAATAACCTTAGTTGTCGATCTACGAGGTATATCTATTTTATACCTTACCAAGTACTGAAACAAGATAGTCGCTACTTTTGCCATTAATATTTTATCAACCTCAGGACCATTACGATGATGAATATTCTTTAACGATACCAATTCATTACATGGACAATTTGAGTGAGTATAAACTATTGATTCAACAAAGGGTATTTGTAAAATCCTTCTAGTTTTCCTAGAAGTATAACAGTAAGGATTGGGTGGTGGGGTAACATTACTTCCCTGAGCTACATCAGTATTTAACACCAAATCTCGAGTACAGATTCCTGGTAAACCCGAAACTGGTGTATGACACCCTCATGCTTTCCAGGGTTTCAAGAAACCCCACCACCTACTACCTATTCTACCGTCATGTATCCATCTAGATAATCGCAATCTATGTTTACTAGTGACTCTACCCTTCAATTGATCCAATGCTGCCCTTTCAGCTGGACTAACTCTCATCGCCAACCCTACACTAGCTGCTAACATCGAGTTTCTTTCGTCCAAAGTAATGTTAGAGCAATTAAACCTGTCCAACCACTGCTTACCCTTATTATACAACGTTAAACTTAACATCGGATTACGTTCATGAAATTGGGCCTCACCTAACAAATATGCTGATAATTCTGAATCAACAATGTGCTTATCTCGCACTTCATGAAACCATGGTCTATTAGCAAATTTGCGCGGATCCTCAAGTTCCTTAGGACTGAAAACCTTAACAGGCAACTCAACAAATTCTATATCATCCTTAATCTGAATAAGCTGAGATGGCCCCTTAAAATTCACTGCCTTAATCTTTGGTACTTTAATATCCTCAATAGGCTTAACCATTTCACTATCCGATTTAGTTAGCACAGCAGCACTCTGAAATTTAGTCTCATCAATTGTAGTCCCCCTATTTATTTGTTTCACAGTATCCATTGGTGGTGTTATCACAATAGTTGGTACTGTTCTTACAATTTCACTGGGTACCGGTTTAATGATGAGACCTCTGGGCCCATTATCCATATAGGTACTCGTAGATTTCGTCGAGCTGTTCTTGGCGCTGGGTGCCAGCAAATCCGTAGAATTCGACTTGAGATACTCGCTTTTGTAAATAACTGATGAAGTCATAATAGGATCTGTTTGAGTACTTCTCAACATTGAGTCTACCTGATAAATATTCGTCATACATTCTACGGACTGTTTGTCGTCGGCGTGAGCCTTGACCACCCCGTCTTGCTCTCCGACCTTTCGCTTTGTATGGATATGTGTACATAATTCGCCCAAAAAATTCGGAGTCTGGAGCAACGTAGTATAATTCATTCTTAAGCGGCAATTTCTTTTCCGCTGCCGCTTTAAGGGCTTGAGTAATTGGGAGATAACGGAATTCGCCAACAAACCACACCCAGTAGTTACCAAGGATAGGTCCGGTGAATAAATTAGGGTAGGTGCGGAAAAAAGACAATATAAAAGATTGCTGTTTCCTAGTACTCTCTTGCCATAGATTTGGGAGCCCACCCACAACCTTGCGTTCAAGTATTGCTGGACGTCCATTACGATCAGATATGGCTAGATAAACTAGCTGTTCCATAAAATAAAACAAAAACAAACTAAATCAAAGATATTGCCAGTACA